ATGGGAGAAGTGGGAAGGAACTGACAAGGAAGAAGATGGAGAAGGAAGGATCACAAGAGTCCTCGATTGAGCTGTTGAGGGAGTTCGGATTCCAGCCTATCAGAGCTGCTGTCCGACAGTCCATCGCGGTCGTGGATCAGGCAAGGAAGGGTCTCAGGGTGGTATTCCCCACCAAGTGGTCCAGACTGAACAGGCACCTTCTCGGAGGCCTTCAACCCGGTAAGATGTATGTCATTGCGGGACGGCCGGGCTCGGGTAAGAGTGCTCTTTCCAATCAGATGCTGTTCGACATCCTTGACCTTGCTGCATTGGCAAAGAAGAAGGTCGTTGTGTTCTACTGGTCATTCGAGATGCCCGGGTATCAGCAGATACTCAGGAGTGCATCAAAGGATACCGGCAAATCCCTCAATGACTTCTACTCTGTCGACCGCAGCATGGACGACATAGGGTTCAAACAGTTCTGTGCGAGTGTCAGTAAGCTGCTCCCGTATCCTATCTACTTCCAGAACAAACCGAGACCTGTGAAGGACATCGTGAACATCTGCCTGGCCTACAGTGTGAAGAATCCCGATGTGACGATCATCAATCTCATTGACCACTCAAGACTCGTACCTGATTCCGAGGTGCAGCAGGAGATGGAACGTCTAAACATTCTCTCCAAAGCGTGTATGTACATGCAGGCGGAGACTGAGGAGAAGGTCATCAACATCCTATTGTCACAGCTTAATAGGAACATCGAGAGAGAGGACAGGGCCAAGAACCAGTATCAGCCTCTCCTCACCGATCTCTTTGGTGGCGACTCAATAGGCCAGGACAGTCATGTGGTCATGATGATTCAGAGACCGCACGACATGTATGGTATCACAGCCACATACTGTGGTGAGGATCCAAGAGGTCTTTTGGCGCTTCACATCGAAAAGAACAGGGATGGTATGCTCGGTATGCTCCCTTATGATTTCGATGGGGCAAGATTCACAATTACAGAAAGAAAGAAAGCATGAGAACAATAAAATTCAGAGGGTTACGGTTGGACGGTAAGGGGTGGGTTGTTGGTTCGCTACTTTGCCCACACGCTGGAAATGAAAGCACGTACATCATTGGATGTAACGGGTCGGATTTTGAGGTTAAACCCGAAACGGTCGGTCAGTTCACGGGGCTGACGGATAGGGATGGAAAAGAGATTTGGGAGGGTGATTTAGTCAGATACCACTTTCAGAATTCATGGTATAAAGCTGAAATGATATTCAATGACGGGGCATTCAGGATTCGGGGTTGGTCGCATGGGCAGTTAACGCATACGTTTGAGGTCGCAGGTAATATACACGAGTAATGACCCAGGATCAATTCAAACAGACATTCAAGACTGAATACGGTCGGGAATGGAAAGAGGATGACCCTATTATTCATACTCTATCAGGACTCACAGGAGTAATGTCAGAACGGTTCCCTGAGGGAATACGACTGACTGAAGTGAAGATTGAAGAGAATAAGGTCAAACTATTGAATTCCAGACTGATATGACACTTGAAGAATTACCTCCATCATCCACTTCCACACGGTTCAGTTTCTATGGAAAAGCACTCGTACTCATTACGAATAGTGGTGATATGCATCTTTTTTCGTATCTTTCTGAAGTGGCAGTGTACTATCCTGACCGTGACTGTGTGGTAGTGAACATGCCTCAGTCCAAGACCACAGTGCGTCACATAGATGCATTCATTGAAGTGTTAAGAATGCGGGGAAAGACCCCGAGAATAGAACAATCCAAATCAAAACCATGGTAAAATGGCAGAAGTCATAATCATTGAAGGCCCTTCAGGTACGGGTAAAAGTACCTCATTACGGAATGTGGATCCTGTTGCCAGCAATGCTGTCCTCCTTGTTCCCAATGCCAAGCCTCTTCCATTCAGAGGAGGTGATGCGAAGTGGGGAAAGAGGAAAATGCTCTTGACAGAGATGACGGATATCGCACCCAGGATCGATAAACTGATCCAACAGGGAGCAAAGAACATCATCATTGAGGATTTTAGTCACTATTTCAACACCCGGATACTGAGTGACGATTTTATGGCCAAGTCCTCAGGTTCAGCGACATTCGAGAGATGGAAGATCTTTGCCAAGGATGTCATGAAGGCACTGTTCCTCAGAGCCCCATTGTGGCCGGCCGATGTGAAGATCATCGTGTTCCATCATGTGGACAAGGGTGACGATCAGTTCTCCAAGTTCAAGATCTTCGGAAAACTCCTTGGGGACAATCTTGATCCTGTGAGCTATGTCCGCATTGTCCTTCACACGGCCATCCTTCCTGAGAAGAAAGGAGATGACCGGTTCGTGTTCCAGACGCAGCAGGACACCATGAGAGAGGCCAAGACCCCTATGGGGATGTTCTCTGAGATGTATGTCCCGAACGATCTCAACACTGTTCTGCAGGCCATTGCGGAGTACGATGCCCTTGAACAACCTGCAATAGAGACAGTTTAATGAAAGCAGTGTTCACCTCAGAGGATCCGGAAGAGATCCGGAGACTTTCAAAATGCACTGACATGGCAATTGCTCTGTGGGAGATCGATCAACTTCTTTCAAAGGAGATCGAAGAGGAAGAGGGCAGTGCTGTGTTCAATCTTATTGACAGAATCCAGGATGTCTACATTTCAAGAGGTATCGTCCTACACGACATAGTAACATGAAGATGGACTATTTTGAACTCGAATGCGCAGTGGAGCAATGGGCCAAGGACAAGGGCATCCTTGAGAAGGGCACATCCATGAAACAGGCCATAAAGACCCTTGAGGAGACAACGGAACTCATCGAGGCAGTGGCAGACAATGATCCGGAGGCCATCAAGGACGCCATCGGTGATGTCGTGGTGACCCTCATCATTCAATGCAAACTCCGTGGAATAACTCTTGAACAGTGCCTTGAGCATGCATACACGCAGATCAGTTCCCGTACTGGGAAAATGGTCGATGGTATGTTCATCAAGGATTGAAACAGTAATCTAACCAATCAAATCAATAACAAATGGCTATCGAAGCTCGGGAGAACGCGGCTCCCACAACAACCGCAGACCTGTCACGTTGCACAGTAGTCAACGAGATCACCCCTGATATGATAATCCTTGATCTGGCCTATGGTCTTACTCGGGAGATGATCGCATCAAAGTATGCCTATGTGGATCATTCAGGTGTGACACAACCATTCGAACTGTGGATGGTGGACGAGATGTTCAAGGATCCTATGCTGAAAGGTCGTAAGCCTTCCAAAGTGAAGAGACTTCCTTTCCGTTTCAAGGCATCTGATCCGTCTGTGACCATCATGGACGTGGATTTCGATCCATTGGCACCTGTTGCGACCACTACAGTCACTGTGGAGACCACGAACACTGTTGAGTATCAGGACAATTTCCTGACCCAGGAGGAGATCGTGGCTGAGAATGATGCCATCATGGCCGCTCAGTACGCTGAGGAAGAGGCTGCTGCAAAGGCCCAGTACGAGGCAGAGACTGCTGCACGTGCACAGTTTGAAACAGAGTCAGAAATCGGTGATCAACTCTGAGATATGGCTATCCAAGCGAATGCCTCTACGGAGGTCGTAGTAGGTGCAGGGTTCAAACTCTACACCGGTATTTCAGAGTTCAAGGTCATTGCAGTGAACCCTACCTTGGATGAACTCCATGCATTGGGGATCATGGTGCAGAGTGAGCCTAAGTATCAGGTACTTATCAAGGAGAAGGAGGTACAGAAGATCGTATTCTGGTTGAAGAACGCAGATACGTCCGTGTCCTGTGAGTTCCTTGTGAATCCCGGACCTTGGAAATCATCCACAGGCAAAGTGAAGGTGTTGAACATCATCGGTCAGGATCAATGGCTGGTACAGAATGCCGATGGTACATTCGACACTTCCAATCTTCCTACCTTCATCAAGGAGACAGACACTTTTTACGTGATCCCACGTGGACTGGACAGGGTGACCGACTTCATCAAGGCATGGGCGAATGTGGCCGATGGTGACGAGGTGAAACTCGATACCATCCCTCAGCTGGAGAAAGGGAATGTCAATGAACTGAAGCAGCTTGTGAAGGCATTGCAGAACAACTCTGTCCGTATGCTCGTGTATGTACGTGACGGTAAGTACCCTGCGGTCTACACAGAGCACTTCGGCCGTGTGAACCCTAAGCGTGACGATCTCTTTCTCAAGGCCATGTCCAGCAGTGATTACGGTCAGGTGAAAGGGGAGTACACCATCGAATGGCAGGAGTATGTGCCAGGTGCTCTCACTGCCGATCCGATCACGGACACCACCAGTGGTGACGACTGGGTGATGCCTGATTCCCCTCTGAACGGGGATGATGATCCTTTCAAGTGAGATTGAAGAATGGACGGGTATCTCAAAAGGGTACCCGTCCTTATTTTCACCGGTCCTAATTTCAAACAGATATGGCCATCAGACACAGGGACAGTTCATGTGATCTGAGGCCTGATGAGATCCTTGCAAGAGCCTCAGAGGAGGATATCTTCAGAAGGTACTGCCCTGAGTTCAGACAGTTGAATGTCAAGTTCAGATCCTCATTGAGGCACGACAGGAACCCTGGGGTCAAGATCTTCTGCAATCATCATGGGAGACTGATCTACAAGGATCATGGGTTCCCTGAGCACACGTTCGATGTCTTCGGATATGTCATGTACATGTACCGATGCACCTTCAAGGATGCTCTCCGTATCATAGATGCTGACCTTGGACTGGGCCTCATGTCAGGTAGACCCTCCGTACGTCTCAGACTCCCTCAGATCCAGAGACCTGTGACCTGTTCCGACATCAGGATAAAGGCAAGGTACTGGAAAAGCACCGATCTGGACTACTGGGATTCCTACCTGATCGACAGGAAGCTCCTTGAGAGATCAAGGGTCGTTCCCATTTCCCACTATTGGATCAACGGTACCAGATACACTGCTCCCGACATCTGTTTCGCCTACACCGAACACTCACCGAGATTCAAGATCTATGCTCCTATGGAGACAGACTTCAAATGGTTCGGGAATGTAGAGGGGAGACATGTACAAGGCAGGATACTGATGCCTGATTCAGGGAACAGGATCATCCTCACTTCCTCACAGAAGGATCTCATGGTGCTGTATTCCATAGGGATCCCTGCCCTTGCAATGCAGTCAGAGACACAGATGCCCACTGACATGATGATGAAGGCCCTCATGGCCCGATTCAAGCATGTCGATGTCCTCTATGACAATGACTTCACATCAGAGAAGAATCCCGGTCAGACCATGGCCGTGAGAATATCCCAGGAGTACGGACTCAGGAACATCGTGCTTCCTCCGAGTTACAATGCAAAGGATCCATCAGACCTGATACAGGCACATGGACCGGTCATCTTACACAGACTATTGAATGAAAAAGAGATCAAGCATACCCGCCAAGAAGACGAAGGTCGATGGCATAACCTTCAAGTCCAAGTTGGAAGCACTTACGTACCGGCTCCTGAAGGAGGCGAATGTCCCTTCTGAGTATGAACAGAGATCCTACGAGCTCATAGAAGGGTTCAGGCCGAAAACGGAGTGCTGGGAACACAGGTATGACAGGTTCATGCTCAGAGATACCAAGATCTCCTCCATCAGTTACACCCCTGATTTCACATGTCCGAACGGTACATGGGTGATCGAGGCCAAAGGAAGAGCGAATGAGAGTTTCCCTATACGGTGGAAGCTGTTTAGGAGACATGTGGAGCAGTACTTTCCTATTCCTGTACTGTTCCTCGTCACCAATGAGAAGGACATCAGAATGGCAATTGAACGAATCAAAGAATTGAAGAACGATGAGTAACCTGATTCCGAAATACGATCACCATCACAGGTCATTCTGGGACGGACTGCAGCCAGGGGACCTCATCGCAGTTGCAAGGGACAATGCCTTTGTACCTGGAGTGTTCAGGAAGGTGACTGAAAGGAATACCAGAAGTATCTGGGTGAAAATCTCTGGGAGTATCCAGACGTATTGGAAGCCAACTGAGCATGAGGATCTTTTCAAACCGTCCTGGAGTGCACATACAAGGCCGTACGGTGCAAGGTACATTCTGGTTGATAACTGTCCTGTGAAGATCCACTACTACGACCTCAATGTCTTTCAAACAGTTAAAGGAGTTCTTCAATTGCCAACTGCATCTTACACTCAATCACACAGTTATCATCGAGTGCTTCCTTATCCTTTGAAAATGCTATCAGCTCCGGAATTCCAGATTTACAATCACATCAGGGAACTGATGCAATTACCACCAGTTAAAAGACAGAAATGAGCATCAGAGATGTAGGCAGGAACATAGCCAATCAGTCAGGTCTGGAGAAGAAGATCGACACAGGGGCATCAAGGCTCGTGTTCGACATCCTTCAGGCCACACAGTATTCGTATCCCATACCATCAACGGTACGGGAATTGGCCACCAATGCCTGGGACTCCCAAAGGGAGAAGGAGGTGGCCATTGAGATTCTCACCGGAAAGAAGAGAGAGGAGGATTATTACATCCGCAGGGATGATGAGCAGTATTCTGCAAGCAACTTCGACAGTTCCTATTATGACCTTGATCACTTCAGTGAGGACAGTCTTGTGACTCTGAGATACACTCAGCGGAACGGATCAGGTTTCTGTGACACGTTCGAGGTAGTGGACAAGGGTGTCGGACTCAGTCTGAAACGACTGGAAGGAATGCTCAGTCTGGGATTCTCGACCAAAAGGAACACATCAGAGGGATTCGGGGCTTTTGGTCTCGGGGCCAAGGTGGCATTCTCAACAGGGGTGCCCAGTTACTCCATTACCACTGTCCATAACGGCCGGAGATTCAAATGTGTATGTTATCCGTACAGCACATCATTCACTGTGCCAAGGTTCAATGAGGAGGGAGAGGAGAATCCCGTTGCCCATCTGCAGGACGGTACGACAGTGTACTATGAGCCCACGGAGGAGAAGAACGGTACCACAGTATCCTTCCAGGTCAAAAGGCACAACCGGTCACAGTTCAATGATGCTGTGAATGAGCAGTTGATGTACGTGAAAGGTATCATGTACGAGGTCATCGATGAGTATGGGAACTCTCAGAGGAATCTTACTGAGAAGAAGCTCATGCACAGTTCAGATGCACTTCTGATCAGTGAGAGTTTTGTGTACCATTCCCCTCACATTGTCATTGTCAAATCCCCCAAGGATCAGGCAGGCATCTGTTACGGTATGGTGGACTTCAAGGAACTGGAACTCGAACAGCTGTACGGCTCCATCGGTTTCAAGTGTCCTATCCGTCAATCGTACCGGAATCCTGACGGCACAGAGACAGTGGTGCAGGAAGGAGTAGCCGTCACTCCGAGCCGAGAGAAGGTCATCTGGAACGATGAGACCAAGAAATATGTCCTCAAGGTCATTGAGGAGGCCGAGAAGGAGGCATCTGAACTTGTCAGTGCCACCATCAGGTCTTCAGGGTCAGAGATCACCAAATGGCTGGAGAGTGTACGTACGGTCACTTCACAGGGATTCGATACCAATACGGTACTCGGTAGGTTGAGTAAGATCGTGAACAAGGAGAACATCAATGTCTCCCATCCACAGCATCCTGAGCTCTCTTACAATACCAAGAAGGGCATCAAATCCCTGTTCGACAGGATCATCCTTGAGCAGGTGTCACAGTCCAATGGGAAGGTCACCATCAATGAGGTCACCACGTTCTCTCATATCAGATCATGGAACAGGGTGTATGTCAAGGATGGCAACTATTCCAAGGCCAAGAACATGATGCTCTCAAAGGAGAGTTCCTTCCTGACCGTCAGGTTGAAGTCGTACATGAGGGACGGAAAACTGTTCACTGCGGTCGATGAGGATCAACCCGAGGACAAGGTCCCATTGATCTGGAAACTGTTCCTTGAGGATCCATCTGTCACCAGTTACGATGAGATAGTGGTACCTGAGGATTTCCAACAGAAGGTTGACACTCTTGAACAGGAACAGAAACTGGATGAACTTTCCCCTTCTGACCGTAGAAAGTTGGAAGAGAAGGAACTTGTGCAAACTTTCAGGGGAGGTCCAGGATATGCATCCTCATTCATTCTTTCAAAGGTTGAGCCTAAACGTCATGAGCTCCTGAATCCGAAATCTGAAGTATACTGGTTCACATCAGATGAAAGATCAGCTGTAGAGGCTTTCCTGACCCTGATAGCATTTGATCTTCCTATGGTGGATCAGGTCACAGATGTCAGTTACCGTAATACAGAAAGATGCTTCTGCACTGCCTGGGATTATGACTACAGGATCAAACCGGACAAGATAGGATCTTCACCGACCTTCATTCAGGTACGTCAACAACTCACCACAATACCTCACAATGAGAATTTCATGCACTGGAGGGAGATGTTCAATGTCCGTAACGGTAATGTGAAGACGGTTCATCCTCTTGTGAGAAAGGCCTTTACAAGGAAATTCATTCCTATGAGCCTGATCGATTCCAGTGAGTTCAATGCTCTTGATCATTTCCGTTTCATCCCTGAACTGTGTGAAGCTTACAGAACTCTGAAGAGATTCATGACAACGGCCAATAATTACCGTAGGGATGATTACTATGAGAAAGCAGGATTCAATGAACTTGAGGATCTTTACGCACTTCAACAGAAATTCAGGGAACTGGACTCGGATGAGGAACGTATGCAGTTGAGTTTCCGTAACTTCATACTCACGGACATCACTGATGTGGATGTGGTGGATACGGACATGATCGATCTTGCAAGCTCATTCGAGGAGTTCCTGCGGCCTGTAGGAAAACTGATGGCAGCATTGAACAATTATGAACTGAGAGATCCTCAGGTACAATCATCAGTGATGCAATTTCTTGCCCTTCATGGAAGGGACACCTGGGAATGGGGCACAGAGGAAAAAGCCCCTCAGAACAGTAACCAATTAAACATCAACATACATGCTTGATTATCAGGTAATTGACGATCAGATCACCGGTATCATCGGTGACAAGGGCTTCTCCGTCCCTTTCACAAAGGAGGCTTACGAACAGTTTCAGATGTTCGAGGAGCAATTGGAGCAGTCCAATGGGGCTGACGAGTACAAGGCCGTTCTCGGTAAGATCGAGGAGTTCGTGTCCGTTCCCTTCAGTACGGTCATTGAGACCGCATGCCCTTACATCAAGGTGGACACTTCCAACAACAGCTTCTACCTGCATTACAATGAGGTGACATCCGACATCCCCATGCCCAAGGCACTGGTGGACAGGATCATCGCCTCTCAGGAGAAGGGAGTGGACGTAATGCCCCTTGTGAAGATGTGGGTCAGGTTCCTCAGGAATCCTCTTCTCCGTAGCAAGGGCAAGTCCTTTGCGAAGAAGTTTTTCAACTTCGTGAACATCAAGTATGTTCATCCGAAACTGAAGAAGGAACTCATCGAGAAGGGATTCTCTGAGGACGTGGCGACCGAGAAGGCCACCATGTATCAGATGAAGATCACCAAGGAAGGCCTCCTGAACGGATACAAGGTGTCCAGGGAGATCCTTCACAAATTCGATCCTGAGACAGGTGAGCAGGTCGATCGTTACAAGAGGACCTTCAACGTGGACACCGGTGAAATCGAAAATAGCGGTCTCCCTGACAAGGTGGAGGAGAGACTCTTCGAACCGGCCGTCATGGGTGACCGTGGAGATGCATTCTCATGTGTGGGACCGAACGGTTATGCAAAGGAGGGTCACTTCATCAAGGTGGGCTGTGTGCATGCCCTTGATTCATGGGACAAGGTGAACACCAATGATGATCAGGCGTGTGTACCCGGTCTCCATGTAGGAGGTCTGAAGTACATCGCAGGGTACTCAGGGGAGATCCACAATGTGTTCATCGATCCTATGCACGTAGGGGCCATCCCTGATGACGGTTCAGGTGCCATCCGTTGCAAGCAGTACTTTGTCCATTCCTCGCTCGCTGGCGTGAACGGTTCGATCTATCATTCAAGTGACTATGCCAAACTCACTGACGGTGAGTGGAATACGATGCTTGAAGAGGCAGTGAAACAGCACATGTCCAGCAAGGAGCAGTCAGACAGGGACATCGATCTTCTGAAGGCACTGTGATGATGTCGGATGCAGGGGGAGTATCCTATGGGTATTCCTCCTCATTCATACACTGATTCCTAAAATGAGAAAGAATGATTCATACAAGAGAGAGAGGATCGGTGATTCCCGACATGGAGGTGTTCAGAAACGACAGACTCGCACTGATAGACGCTGACAGTATCCTGTACTTCTGCTGCAAGAGGGACTGTTCCTTCGATGAGGTCAAACAGAGGTTGGATGATCTCATGTTCAGTATCCTCAAGGACACAGGATGCGGGAGATATGCGGCTTTCATGAGTGATCCTCAGAGCTTCAGGAAGAAACTCGGATTCGTCCGTACGTACAAGGGGAACAGAACAGGTAAGGAGACCCCGGAGCTGCTTTATGCCCTGAAGAAATATGCTGAACGTGAGTGGAGATTCTACACTGTGGAGAACTTCGAGGCGGATGACTGTGTTTCCCTGCACAGGGAGAAGGGAGTGATCTGCTCACCTGACAAGGATGTTCTCCGGCAGATAGAGGGATACCATTGGAACTACCAGAAGAACACCTGGATACTGACCCCGAAATCATTGGCAGATCATTTCCTGTGGCTCCAGACCGCATCAGGTGATCCTGTGGACGGGGTCCCGGGGATAGCGGGGATAGGCGCAAAGAAGGCAGAGTCGGCACTGGAATTCCTCAACGGTGAGGACATGCCCCTCAAGGTCCTTCAGATGTACATATCTGTCTATGGCCCCACTGATGGGATGAAGGCCGCAGTGGACAGGTTCAAGGAGACCCTTGATCTCGTCTATCTTCTCCGTACGGAGGAGGATCTTCGCAGACTCGGGTTGGAAATGCCACCTTTGCATGCTGTACATGTACTTGAGATACTCGGAGAGAAATGGGATACAGCACCGCAATAGAGATCAAGGATTCACTCACACTCCGTGTACCATGGCATCCGGAGATAGTGGTGAAGGAGGAGGACGGTATCATCACATCGGTACAGCCCGTTGAACTTCCTGAGATCACTATCGGTACACGTGTCACCGTCAACAAGCAACCGTACAGGATCAACAGGATACAGGCCTCAGGTGTCCATCCCCAGATCAGTTATGATCTTATGATGGCCCAGAGAACGAAGTCCTCACTGTTTCTCGTACCAATGCTCCCGGGCACCAGAAGAGAATACATGACGGAGCGTGTCCTTGTCAATGCATTCTGTGCCATACCTGAGGATCCTCGGTGCATAGCCCTTCTCTACAGGTTCCACGGCTCCAAGGAGTTCAACACACTGGAGACCATGTTGAAGGGATTACCTGAGTTCCTCAGTATGCAGGATGTCACCAAGCATACTGTCCTTTACGTTCTCAGCGTCCCTGAGCAGTTCACAGAGGACTACGATCTGTTTCTCGCTGGCAGATACTCCAAACTGTCAGAGCCTTTCAAACAGCGTCTCCTGAGATTTCATGAATGCGGCCCTGAGAGTCAGCTGGGACAGATCCTCTATCGCAATGAGAAGAGGAAGAAGGCATTGGAGGAGAGTCTTGAGGTGAAACTGGAAACGGATGCCGAAGTGTTGAGCATACCGGACATCGACAGGGAGACCTATCAACATCACATCTACGATCTATGAACAATATCGATGGCCCTTCCCTCGCAGAGATACGGGGGAGGGGCAATCTTTACCGTCAATGGTTCTCCAGACTTTCAGAGGAGACCGTGACGGTGAGGACGAATGACGGGGAGATCCTCGTAAAAGGCCTGTGGACAGGTACACGTTTCCTGTGCACAGGTTTCACACTGCTGTCAGGTACCATCGTTCCTGAGGCGGACGTCCTTCAGAGGATGGCCAACAGGGAACGTGGGCTCAAGGAGGAGGCTTCTGCAGATATAGAACTCAGTCTATCCCTGCAATCCAACTCAAATTATTGAATCCAGGTGCGATCTTGAGCAAGGGGGATGGTTTCCACTTCTTAGGTGGGACCTCCCCTCCCTCGATCAACAGATCCACCGTATCCTGAAACCCTCTGTTGGCTATCCATGCGATGGATTCCAGCATTCCGATTATGGGTATCCCCTGTTGCATCACTTTGGCGAATTCGATAGGATTGATGAACTGGGCCATTTCCATGATCACACGTGCCAGAAGATCTGATGTTCTTCTGTTGGCATAGTTCAGTTCATCGTCATCATCGAACGCGGCACCGAGCAGCATTGACATGAACATCATTCCGAGGATCTGACGCATCTCCATCATCGTACTTCTTACAGATGCCTGACGCATGACAAGGAACTCTTCGAACTTCCTGTTCTCCTCAGCCTCTGACTCAAAGGCCTTTCTGAGACTGGGAATGGTAGTAGTGGCACGGAATATGGTGAATTCCTGTTTGAGTCTTTCCCTTCGCTCATTGTAGACCCTGTCCTTTTCAGCTGTCCAATCCCCCTTTTTATCTACGCTCTCCTTTTCCGCTGCAAGGATCGTATAGTTGGTGTCCATTACAAGTGTCATGGCAGCACGGGCAGCTGTTCTTGCCACTGATTCCAGAAGTGCCCATCCTCCAAGCTCTGCATCCATGTTCTCTTTCGAGTACCGTGCACCTGCTGCTTTGAGTGCCCCTAAGTATCTTCCTTCGAAGAATCTCCGGGTGGTGCGGTCATATCTCATCTCACCGAGTCTTGCCTGTGCCATGCCGGGCATCCATCCTTTGAACTGCATCACTGCCATAAGATAGATGTTGTGGTGATAGGCCGCATAGTCTGACAGTGCCATGGACCCGGTTATGCCCCTCATCTCCGCCTGATGGATCATACGCAGTTCCGTGATCACGGCAGGGTCAACCTCCGTCACCACACGTCCGTCCTTCACTTCCAGTGTCTCTGCAAGGCTCTTTGTCCCTTCAGGAAGCTCACTGAGCCTCTTCACCTCCCCCTTTTCATTTACGGCCCAGTTATGCAACAGTGCCACGTATGCCATTGAGTGCAGCATACGGTCAGCAGGTATCAACGGGTAGTATCCGTAGATCGGATCGAGCACACGTGATGCCGTATGTGCCCTGTTCTCCCGTTCCATTATCACCCTGTACGGCTCACTGCTCGCATCACCCCATGATGAAAGGGCTGCGAACCGTGATCCCTGTCCCCCTGCCCAGTCCGGTATGGACATCTTCACTGCATCCATGTAGGCATTCTCTCCGTAGTTCGGATTCCCTTTGAACATGGCCTTGGTGGAGAATGACCCTGCTATGAATGCTGCAGCGGCCCCTTTCACAGGTCCTGTCATCCGTACCCTGGACCAGGAACTCATGAGAAGTCTCAGGAGTTTTGCCTTTGAGATCTCAGATCCGAAAAAGTTGAAGGTATCATCCTCACTGAATGTCACCCCGTACATCTTGGAATCCGTCAGTGCATCAAAGATCCTCATCGCCTGCGGATCCCTTTCCAACAGTCCCACCTCGTCAGAGATGCGAGATCCTTTCTTTCTGTTCAGGTGCACCTTACTCTGAGCGAGCATCTGTCTGAGCATCATCACCTCACCTTCCACATCCGAGAGATTCCTGTGACGGAGTGCCTCCTCTGTGAATTGAATCAGAGCTCCGAACATGTCCCTGGAATACAATGAAGGGTCGATCTCCCCGTTGTTCCCTCTCAGAGGCTTGATGTACTTCAATGGTACCACTTTTACACGTGATCCGCCGAGCTGTTCATCAAGATCGGTCTCCACCACAAGGGATCTTTTCACTGATTCCTTGAGGTATTTCAGGTAATTATCCCCTCTCATCAGGACCTGACCCGTATCAGCGAGTATGGAAGGCATGAAATTATGCCGGATCGATTCATTCGGGATCATCATGTCGATCATGTGCATGTGCTCTTTCCATGCATCGTACCATGCCATCAGCTCAGGATGATCCTTGATCGATCTGAATTTCTCGGACTGCGCCTTTTCGAATTTCTCTGGGGTCAGTTCAAGGTATCTGTGGCCATCTCTGCTCATCCATGCCTCTTCACTGCCCCACACGTCACGTTGTTGTATGAACCTCTCCAGTCCTCTCTGATAGCCTTGACTGGTCTCGGAGATGTAACGCTCCCTCAGAAAGCCTCTGGTGCGCTCAAGATCCCTCTCATACAGTTCCTTCGCATTGTCCTTGATCCTGTAATTAGATCGCATCCATTCCAATGCTTTCTTGACATCAGCGGGTTCCTGTGTCTCGTACAGGGCCAGCATACTGTTCCTTTCTTTTTTGAATTCCTGAGAGAGGACTTTGAGGACACTCAATCCGTATCCTGTATCCTCAAGGAACATGTCGTAGATCTCCGGTAGGGACTTACCGTTCCTTTTACCCCAGGCCTCCAGTCCTTTTCTCAGATCATCGAATCTCTGTACATGGGGATTCAGCTCTGTCATTGCGGATTCCTCCCTCTCACGCAGCAGATTGGCAGTGTAGGCGAGTATCTCATTGTTCACTGTGCCTGTGGAAGAGAGCATGTCCTTCAGGGTGGTGGGAATGTTCACGGCACTCAGATCGTAGTTCTTTTTCAGGACCCTTCCATTGTACTCATTTCCCACGGCCATTCTCAGATCCAGACTCTTCCTCAACCTTGTGTTCAATTGTTCCCTTTTTTCCACCTGAACATCCTCAGGCATCTCAGACACCTTCGCATCCAGCATGGTATGAAGATGTTCCAACAGTCCGAGCATGCTGTATGCCTGCCCGAGTTCGTTGTCAGTCATCATCACCTCACCGTTCAATGCCCTGTTCACTTCGTTGAGCACAAGATCCATGTCACTCATGGTCCAACGCAGATCGGAATCGTTGTGGAGTTCCTTTATGGCCTTCACAAGCAGGTCACGTTCAGCTTTTGCACTGTTGGACATGTTCTTCCCTCCCATAGGGGTCAGTTCCTTCAGTCTCCTGTATATCCGGCCGAGTCCTTCACGTATCACAGGGTTTTCCGATTTTTCCTCGGTCATCGGTACCTGCATCAGATACGGATCCACATCCTGTCCAATCGTGAAGTCTTTTATTCCTGCAGGCTTTCCCTCTTTTGTGTCCCAGTTCAATCTGAAGTGCCCGGGTACAAGACGGGAATAGAGCACATCCTCTACACCGTACTCTGACAACAGTGCCTCCTTGTAGAACATTATCTGTGATTCATACCCTTCACGCTTCTTACCGAGGAACTGATCCTCAGCAAGGAGATCCGTGGAAGGGTCAAGGGCATGCTTTCCCGGGGATATGAACTTGTAATCATATATCGCAGCTTTCCCATTTGAGAACAGGAACATCAGATCCATGGTACCTGCAGTGTCCTTATGGGCCAGTTGCACCTCAGGGAGTACGTCCACTTTACCGTTGGGATCGATCTCAGTCTGCTTCTTGTGCATGGCCAGCATGATCTTCTCGATCTCCTTCACGAACCTTGAGAACTGGACATCACTCAGTCCGGACATGGTCTTCAGTTCAGCCTTCGTAGGTACTTTACCATGGCCTAGATCAGGCATATTGAACTTGTCCCTGTGAACCTCAGTGGCGAGTTTCATGGTGATGAACTTGGCAGCCTCATGCAACTGTGTGCCGGTCGTACGGAATCCTTCTGTGAGAGCCTCATTCCCTTTGTAACTCGTATCCCTCATGGTCTTGAGGAATTCGATCTGATGTCTGTCAGTGGCCCTGAATGAGTATATCTTCCCTGAGCTGTCCTGATACCTTGCTATTATCCCTCCAGGGGCATTCTCCAACAGGAGATCACTTGTCTTCAATCCGGCCTTCTTCACCTCTTCCAAGGTCATCTCCAACTGTTTCAGAGAGGAATGCCTGTTCACCACCCTATCACGTACAGCCGTTTGAGGGGTGCCCATTGAACGCATGATCTGTCCCCGGGTGAACTGCGACACCACTTCACGGTATTGTGTCATGTCCTTCCTGAACATGTCCAGAGCTGCCTGTTTGAAAGGGTCAGTATTTTCTGTACCGACATTGAACATCTCCTTCAATCTGCGCAACACCCTGTTCCACCAACGGGTGTTCCTGTCCTGTGATTCAACAGATACAGCCCCTTGGGATACGAACTTTTTGAATCCTTCTATATCTTGTTTAGTTCCTATTATATGTACATTTTCAGGGTTTTTAATCATTATTTCAATCCAACCGTCTTGAGAACTTTTCCAATCTCCTTTTGCAGGATTGACCACTGCTTTGATGATATTCCTATCATACTTACTGTAAACACTTTCATCTAAAGTGCTCCATACTTCTTCAGGAAGTGTGTAGATTTCAGTATTAAAACTTCCAAAGGCTCTTGCAACAAGTTTGTTGTCTACAAAACTGAATCCTTGATCTGTATCTTGACTTCCTAATGATTGTGTTCCTATGAAAGATCTATCGAACCTGTCAAAAGCCTTTTCACTACTATTGTAGTGGTAAACAATATTTTTTACTTTACTATTAGGGAAGATAGTATCCAGATATTGTGAGTACTGTTGTTGAGTCCCTATCTGAGACAGTTCTGGATTGGATGTGAACACATCGGACACACCTGATTTTATTGTTCCCCTCACTCTGTTCAGAATGACCTTCGCAATAGCCTCATCAATGATGTCCTCCTGTGTATATCCGAGATCCTGATAATCCCTTGTCACCTGTTCGTATTCCGGTTCAGAGGTGATACGGTCACGCATGGAGGAATACAACGGATCTGAGGTGTCTTTGAGGGCCTGTACGTAGAAGTGGATCACTTCCTCAGGTAACTCACTCTCGTTTCCCTCAAGGTACTGGATCGAACGGTTGAGAAGGTCGGCTGCGGCCACTCCCTGTATCGGATTCCCTTCCCTGTCACGGAGCTTGTCCACTACTGTCTCAGAAAGTCCTAATTGACGCATCACATTCCTCATGGAAGCGAGAAGTTCATTCTCCAGGGAATCCTGTATCTCAGGATCCACTCCGTCAATGCTCTTCAAGAGGTCATCATTCATCACCAGTTCCCCTTCACTGACCATGAAGGGTATGTCATCCGTACCATATGCACGTGTGAGCTCCTGACCCATTCTGTAGGCTTCTGACATCAGCTCAGACTCAGTGGCATTCAATGTGAGCTGTCCACCGTCCTCTTTTACAAGATCCTTGGAGAGCAGTGTCTCACGTACATTGTGTCTTACCGAGCATTTTACGGACATGGCAGTTCATCGTTAGTGTCAGGGGTACTTTCCACAGTAGCGGTCTGCGAAGGTAATGTCCTTTCAGCAAGGTTCAATAGGTGCCGGTGTGACTTGCTTGCAGGGACCAGTATCTCTTCCGAGGTACCTGTCCCGTTCTTTCTGAACAGTCTCAGCTCACGTTCCTGCTTCATCAGTCCTGTCCTGGCCTTATCCTCAAGACTGACATAGTACAGGCCAGTTGCAGTTTTTCCTTCGGCATCCAATGAGTATTCTGCAAGGTTCCTGTTCCATGTCTGATTGGCAACATAGCTGTCAAGGAAATCCTGAGAACTTGTTGTCACCATTGTCTGTGAAAAGTTCCTGTACACTCCCTGTGACCACTGTGCGAACAGTTCCCCGGGTATCATACTCAGTATCTCAAATGGTGAGTTCAGCATACCTGACTGTAGTATGGCAGTGTGCATGATGTCCATTGCGAGTTCAGGATGCCTTTCGTATATCTCCATGAAGGAATCGTACAGAGCATCCTTGTCAGCCGGTTGCAATGATTTCACTGCAGGTCTTAGAGCGTCAGGAATAGTGGTATCAGACTGCAACTGAGGTATCATGCTGTTGATCCAGAAGTTGTATCTGAGATCCTCATACAAGCTGCCGTTTTGAATAGATGCGATCTTTCTCGGTAGGGATCCTGTACCGTACATCAGTTCCTTCATCCTCCTTCCTACTACTACTCCATCAGCGTCAGGTATGTTCTGAAGTACCCATGTACGCAGTCCGGCCTCCACACGCTCAAGCTCTTTCACCGCATCGTCCATCGATACGTAGGAATCATCTTTGAGAAAGTTCCTCATCAACTCTGTACGTACACTGTCTGCCAATTCCATAGAGTCTGTGATGAACATGTCCTTGAACATGCCCGGTACATCCTCAGAGAACAGTTCCATGGGGTCAAGATAGGACTCGGATACTATCTTTTCCAGATTCGGGAACCTGTTGGAGGCAAGTACCTTCCTGTAGTTCATGACCATGTATTGTGCATGTACCTTGGATTTAGGGGCTTTTGTGTCGAATGACTGTGCATTGACGGCATTCCCGAGATCCTCTCCGAGGGCCATGTACACCAGAAGATCCCTCAACACCTGTCCCTGCATCTCTGACAACTGCTCATTCCCAGGTTTCTTGATCTCCTCAAGACTCATACGTGACATCTTCTGCAACTGATCCAGTGTGAAGAAATATCTTGTTTTCCCCGGGTTCCTGTACCGTGTACTCAGTGTGACATAGATGTCATACTTGCTCTGGCTTTTCTTTCTTACTCTTAGGAACCGTGAGGTCTGTCTGTCGAGCTCATAAGTGAAATCACGTACTGCAGGTTGGTTCATGAAGTAAGCGGTCATTTCCATCGGCACTCCTGCACGCAGTAGGAAACTGACGGCCGGAGCTGTTCTCTCCCCCGCATTGAGGACATGCAGTTCGAAATTGCTCGCATTGTCCACCGCTGAGTTGACATTCTGGGACATGCTGTTGGAAATGGTCATCCGTTTGGTGCCTTCTACTTTCCTGTTCATCACAGAGGACAGACTCAGTGTATCTGTGACATCCTCGAATCCCTGGAAGTTGATCTGGGCATCTTTCTTCAGTCTCTTTTTCGGATTCCGACTCTTCAGTGCCTGTACCTGTTCTGTGAGATCTATCTGTAAACCGACCTTCTGTGCCTTGATGTGATGTGTACCTCCCAATGCGTAGATGCCCACTGTGGACTTGCCATCGAATGCGGCCCTGCTCATTCTCATGATGTTCGGTAGGGATGTGGCAGTGTGAAGATTCTTGACATTGTCAAGGTCAGGGATCATCCTGTTCTTGGAGGAGTTCTCCATCAGATCCTTCTTCAGGGTCTTAATGAGATCGGTGTTCACTGGACGGAGGAATTCAGTGGCACGTGCAGGTATTGTTATCAGGTCCCGCATAAGGTCCATCATCCTGTTCTCCAGAGCTGCATTCGTGATCACGTTCTCCAGTTCAATATCCGGATTGAGATTTCTCCAGGACTCGAAAGGCACCAGTCTGAGTGAGCCGTCCATGGAGGTGATCCAGAATTCGGCCAGACGGTCCCCGGCCTTTTCCATGCGCACCCTCAATTGCTCACGGGTCCTGATAGGTGTATCCGTATAGGCATTTCCGAAGAGGGTCTCTGTAAGGTTGTTCAACAGGGCAAGGTCTTTTTCTGAAGGTGCCTCCATCAACTCTGTCTGGAGCTTTTCCATCAGAACCTCATATGCTCTCAGTCTCTGTGCGGCCTCGTCATTGTACCATTCCTCTAATGAATTGAAGTATGGTACCGCTGACAACGTGCCGTCAGGATTGCTCCTGTGATTCCTGAAGTACATCACAAGTTTGTCGATGTCAAAGTCGGAACCTGACTTGATGAGGAGCATGTGAGGTATCATCACCACAGGACCTGCATGATCCGGTAGGAATTCCACTATACGGATGGTCTCTATCGAGTGAAGACCGTCCGTTGGGATACGGATACCTATGGCTTCAAGCATGTTTGAAGGGGCTATCAATTTTCCTTCAGACATTATTCCCTGAGGGGTGATGTTGAGGTCCCTGCCTACAAGATCCCTCATGAAGTTCGGTACCCTGACCTCTGCTACCCAGTTGCCTGTGGAAGGATTCTGATAGAAACCGAGACTGGTGTCTACGAGTTTTCCATCTATCTCTGCCACCTCATAGCCTGCTTCAGACATCTGTATGAGCTGATCCCCTCTTCTCTTCTGGCGTATGATCTGTTTGCTTATGCCTCCCATGAGCACACGTTCCATGGCCTTGGGATCCACGAACATCTCGAACTTCGGATCCTGGAATGTACGTAGGGTCTTCACAGCACTCAGGAGGAATTCCCCTATCTCTTTCGCAGTGCCCTGTTCCTCAAGGAAGTCAAGCACCTTGGAGTAGGATTCTGCTGTCATTCCGTATCCTTCAGGTGTCCTTTCTATCTGCAATCTCCTGAGCATGTCATTCATGCCCCTTCTGACCAGTTCTGCACGTACTGTATTGAACTCGTCCACCATACGGGCAGCAGCTTCCATTCCGGGTATCACCTTACCCTGTTCAAAGAGATCTGCTCCGATGTGTGCCTGGGCCTGTACAGCATTCATGGTCTTCCCTTTGAAGGACTGACCTATCTTCTGCTGTGATCCGAAGTAGGCAAGGTCTATGTCCACACGGTTCCTTTCCTGAATGCCCTCATCATAAGTGACCACTCTGTTCTTCTCCCGATGATGGTATCTCGCTTCCGGTACCTGCTTTCCGAACTTGAACGCAGATGGGATCACCACTCCATCGATCTCATTCTCCCTGAGGAATCTGAGCATGTTCAGGTAGTTTACATATTTTCTACCATTGAACTGACCGAGTGTCTCATCCAAGGGAACAGAGGACATCTTGAACATGGCCGGCACGTATTTTCCTCCTACCATGGCAGGACCGAAGAACTGGAATTTCTCAGGGGCGAATGATCCTCCCTGTATCTTCGGAGAGATTCCCTGTACCATCTCCTGATAGGCCTCTTCCTTCTCAGCACTCCATTGCCCTGTACCCCATGAGGCCATTCGCATGAAGTCCGATGTGACCCATATGGTACCATCGGCCTTGTCAGTCACTCCTTTGCCCTCCTTGCCCTTCTTCTCATTGTAGGCATTTATGACCTCCTGTTCCTGTACGAAGCTTTTGAATGCCTCCAACATTTTCCTGTCCACTTTTCCACGGAATTCATCTATGGTGACGAATCTTCCTGTGGGGCGGGAAGTGTTCTGTCTACGGGGCAACCTTCCTCCGCTCGTTTCAGTCACATGTGTTATGAAGGACTGATCCGTGTCCATCATCATTTTCGGTCCGGGACTTCCTCCAAGACGTTTGAAAAGGGACACATACACTGCAGGATCTCCGAGGAATGCCTTGAACATCTCATTCTTCCCTATGAAATGCCTCAAGGAAAGATCAAGGACGATGTCATTGAACAGGTCCACGGGAAGTGTCGCATAACCATTCCTGTCACGTTTCACTCGGGAGCCGTACGATCCGGGATCAAGGCCGAGAAGACGTACATTGTTCCCTTCCATCTCCACCAGTCTCATCTCAGCCAGGTACTCTGAGAGGATGCGTGCATCTGACAGCAGGTGCTGCTTCATATCGAGTATGATGGACTTCTCGGCATTTTCCGTGTTCAGGAAGGCTTTCACCGATGCACGTATCCTGGCTTCCTCTGCAACAGTGATGTCAGTTGGTCTTGAAGGCCTTGCCCCTGATATCTTCTTATCAATGACCGCCAATGTCTTCTCGCTCAACAGACCTTTGAACATCCTTAGTGAATGCTTGGCGTCCGGTACGAACTCTATGTGATCATAGTTGTAATGCATCCGTATGGCCTGTACGATCTCATCCTCAAGGTATCCTTTGAGAACATTCATTGTGCGTTCCTCCTCCAGGTTCATCTCTCCTACCGCAGGCAGTCTGTTCCATATCGGAAGTTTGGCACCGAGCTCTGTCCCTTTATCCGCAGGTCGTGGCATCACTGTCACTCCGTCCATCAGGGCGTTCACGTGCATCACAAGCAGGTCACCTGTGGAAAGCTTGGCCACCTTCTCCCCTGTCACACTTCCCTCAGCATCCTTGAGACCCTGAAGTATCACCACCTCCAATCCGAGAGGCACGTCAGGATTCTCTTTCATATGCTGGGCCACAAGAGAGTTCTCAGCGTATGATGTGTACTCTGTGCTCAGATAGGACTGGTTGTAACTCCTGCCACCTGCCACTGCAAGGAAAGGAGGATCACTGACCGAGTACCGGCTTTTACCGTCCGCAGCAGTGTATCCGAGCTCTTGGGTGCGGGACCCGTATCTGAACTCAAGACGTGCAAGTCTGTTGGCCCTTCCCATCTCATCTGAACGGCTCCGGTCGAACATGTTGATCTCACCTCCGGCCAGCGCAGTGGTCAGAATGGCATTCAGACTCTCTCTCAGGACCGTCCCTACTGTTTCCCCCTCGAAGGTGAGATTCTTGGGGGTCAATGCCTCGGGACGGGAGAATGTGATACCGAACACTCCTGCTATCTCTATCAGTTCTCTGGCGCTCTGTATCTTCGGTAGCCGTGCCAGGAGGTTACTCATCGACTCAGGATTCTTTCCCTCAAGTGTCACCATCCTTGTAGGCACGAACACCATCTTGGAACCGTCCATCCTGATGAATTCCGGTCTCTTTGCCTGAAGGTTCTTCTTCCAGGTGTCCTTGATGTTCTCCTGTGTTCTCAACTGTGCAGGATCGATGGAGGATATTCTTCCATCAGAGGATACCAGTGTCTCGAACGGTGCTATGACAGTCTTTCTCAATTGTGAGGAGATCTGTTGCCTGAACAGGTAGGCAGTGGTGTCGAGAGGAGCAGACTTGTCCCTGTTGATGTGATGCAGTTTCTCCAACCTTCTCAATACCTGCATGCCCCAAGGATGTACAGGATCAGTGCTCATCTCCTTTGCCCTTGACAGGATGTCCTTCCAGTCACGTGCATCTTTCATGGCCACCTGTACAGCGTTAAGAACCTCTGTGAGATCGTACAGCCCGTTCATTCCATACCGTTCCACTCTTCCCTTCTTCACGATGGTACCGAACAGGAATCTGGCCTCCTTGCCTGCCATGCCTATCACGCTCGTATCACCGAATTCCCTGTCCCAGTTCACGTCCTTCGAGGCGGCTTCCTCCTCTTCCTTCCCTATTGTCCGTTCGTCATCCTCTTTTCCCTCATTCTTTGCAGCCTCCCCTTCCACTTCCACGAATTTCATGTCCTGCAGATAACTGTTCAGCATGGACTTTATCCGAGCCACCTTGGTACGGTCTGACAGGAGTTCATTGATGTTCCGTCCTATCAGATCCAACTGACCTTTCAAGGCCTCCTTTTCCAAGGAACCCTCTGCAAGTGACCTGTCTTTCTCCACCAGCTTCTTCTGGAGGGAGACTGATGTGAGGGAGAGCAGTGTATTAAACTTTCCTCCAGGCAGTTGAGTCTCTGCGAATGCCTGATACACGTCCGCTATGGAGTGTATCCCTTTCTGCTGCAGTGTAGGATTACGGCCGTCCAGGTTGTCCAGATCAACCAGTGAGGCCATCTCTGCAAAGAACATGTGCTGAAAATCCCTCACCTGTTCCATGGACACTCCATCAGGACGTGTTCTCATGTAGACATCACTTCCTATGGCCCTGATAGGTGCAGGTACCGCATGCAGGAACCGACCGCTCTCCAATTCCTTGAAGAATCCGTCTATGCTCTTCACATCCGGATCGAACTCGAACCGGTCATTGAGATTGAATAGTCTTCTGAGCAGCAGTCGGATGGAATCGAAGAACCTCTGTATGATGTTCCTGTCGTCTGCAATACCTTCTTGTCCCACTTTCCGGGTCATACCTGAGAGAAGCCATTTTCTGAACTCCTCTGCCAGCCATTCATCTGCTTGAGTATCGGACATCGTATTGAAATTCACGATGTTGCCCAGGTAGTCCTGAACCTCTCCTTCAAGTTGTCTGACCTTTCCGTACAGCACTTTACGGTCATTGGGGGTCAGGACGTACAGGGAGACATTATGGAATGCCTCGTGATATACTCCCCCGGCCGGTGCGAATGAACTCAGCAGGACATCCCCGTATCCTCTCAGCTGGGCCACTGCAGGATCATCCAGCCTGCCGAGCAGTGTCTGTACGTGTGTCACCTGTATAGGGGTCATCTTCTGGGCACGTGCGATCTCCTCGGTGACCGACTCCTGTATGGCATTGAACACAGGACTGTCTGCCTGTATCGTACGCATGGAGGTCTCGATGAGTATGGCCGTCATCACTTCCTCCTGCAGATCGGTGGAGAGATCACTGAAGTTGATGTCGCCTTTCATATTCTCAGTGAGGTACTCCAGACTGTAGTTCCCATCAGGTGACGGTGAAGGCTCTTCCAACACCATCTGCTCATTGTTCAGGTAGAAGGTAAGGGTCAGTCCATCCTCCTTGTCATAGATCAGACTATGGAATCGTGGTTGTACCTTTTCAGAAGCTTCTTCTGTAGGATCGGTGACACCTTTTAAGGCCGCTATCGCTGCGGCATTGTCTCCAGTGAATACCACATCCTGCCTCTCTGAGGGTCCTCCTGCAGTATCCTCATCAGCAGGTGTCTCCTCGAATGCCCGACTCAATGCATCGATACTCCCGGCCATGGGATTCGGATCTGACAATGTAGAAGGAGTACTTGCAGTGGTGACAATAGGTGTTGCAGCTCTGGGAGCCATATCCTGAAGCGCGACATTCCTGTCCACAGTTGAAAGACGTTCCTCTGACAGATCTGTTGAACTGTACACAAGGTATCCTCCCACGGATGCAGGGGTCAACTTGGAATCTGTCTTGTACGCTGACATCCTTGACATCACCGGCGCTTTTCCGTTCACAGGGGTCAATAGGAACTTGGTGTAATTCGGATAGGAGTCGATCACTTTCACTGTAAGGTCCTCCTTCAACTGTACCCTGTTCCAACTCTTATTACCTGCAAGGGTGTCAGCTTTCACATGATACCTCTTATTGGCAAGGAATTTCATGAAGGCCTCGTAGACATGGTTCTTGGCCTCGAAGTCGGCAATGGTGATCTTTCCTTCCAGACCGAATATGATATGTGAGTTCTCAAGTCTGGACATTATCTGATACTCTGACGGGCTGTCCTTGTCCCAGTGCTCGTGGATGATGTCACGTATCTGGGAACGGAGTGTGACCCCTTTCCAGAGATCCAGATCCCTTGCACCCTTCCGGGCAGTGATATGATCCACTCCGGCAGCACGTGCCTGCAGATAGGTCTTCAGCATCAGGTGGTACATCCTGGCCACGTTCACACTGTCCTCCTGTGACAGCAGTGATCTTTCCATAGGTATGTATCTTCTCCTCTTAGAATCATAGGCGAATACTTTTCCCACTCCTGCGACCACACTTCCTGTCGCTCCTGGGAATTCCACAACGGTCGATCTTGTTCCCTTGTCAGAGGTCGATGGCATGGAAATCTTCAACGGTACTTCTGCGAGATCAATCACGGACATCACATCGTTGATAGGGAGAAGAGGGTTCTTCTTATCCCCTACTTTCGTTATAGGGACTCCTGAGCTGCCATGGAACGGTCTGATGAGCACAGGATTGTCAAGGGCAAGGAGTCTTTCACGCTCTGCCTTGTAACTGTTCAACATTTTTTTCTTCCCATCCTCACTCAATTGATTGAGGTCATGGAAACGTGGAGTGCCTTTTGAGGTCTCAAGGTCAGCGTCCATCATACTCGCGTAGATGAACTTGCCCTCTTCAAGTATGAGTTCGTAGGAACCGTCCGCTGATACTCTCACAGGCACCATCTTGAGCTCCTGTGATTCCGTCTCCCCTTCTTTCAGGTAGAATGTACCTGCCATTCTCTCCTTGAGGGCATCTGGTACACTCCTTTCAGAAAATACGAGCATCCTGGTGGTTTTGGACTCTATCCAGTTGTCCATGTCCTCAGGGTTCTGAAGCCACTTGTACCATCGTATGATGTTGTCCACCCTGTCCAGTTGCACCTGCTCCTCCTGTGTACGGTCCTTTATCGCAGATAGCTGCTTGTGCCTGTTTATGGCGGCTGAGTGACTCTGTGAGGTACTCTTATGGAAGCCTATGTCAATGGAAGGTAGGAATCTTCCAGGACGCTCGGCATCGATCAGGGCATCGAAGTCCTCCTCTGCATTCTCTGCAGTGAAAGGCATCTCCTCCACTTCACTCATATCACTCATGTCAGGGGCCGCCATCACTCTCTGAAAGACATCCACCATACGTACCCGCATGTAGTCCCTTCTGATCGTATCGGATTCTCTCTGTATCTCTGCCAGTTCCGCAGTGTACTTCTCCATGTTCGACAGCAGTTCATCCCTGAGGGCCGTTCTCTGCGCCACGAACAGTCTGATGTCCCCTGCATACACATTCTCAAGTTCAGCGGCAAGTGCAGGGTCTGTCTTCTGAAGCTCCGTCAATGTGGTCACCAGATCCTTGGTGGCAGATGCTATGAGAGCCTCTGCGGTCGCTATCTGGGCCTTCAATACCTCAAGCTGCCTGGTAGTGTCATTCACACGCTGATTGAGCATGTCGATCGTTCCCTGCACGTCCTCGTCCAATTGACGCTTGGCCTGTACGTACCTTCTCATCAGTACCTCGGATCCTTCAGTGCCTGCATTGAAGTATTCCAGTTCCTCACCCTCTTCCACGAACATGTTCTCAGCGGCCTGCACAGCCTCTATGAATCTTTCGAGATCATTCTCGGTCACATTCTCCATTGACAGGAGGTCAGTGGCCTTGAGCATGTCATTCAGTTCCTGACGTGCTACTCCCACTTTTCCTTTTATGGCATTGAACTCCTCCTCGTGCACATCCTTCTCTCTGGTGGCAACGGCAAGATCTGCTTTCAGTTCTGCCATTGTGATCTTACGGGAATCCATTCCTTTTCTAAGATCCTTGCGTGCAGTGGTCGCACTGTACAGTTCAAGTTTCTTATCAAGACGTCTCAACCGTTCTTTCAGGTTCCTGTCTATCCTCTTCAATGTGGGGAGGAAACTGAGGTCCTCTGCACTGTCAGACCGTTCAGCATCAAAGATTACATAAGCTTCCAGTGCCTCTATGTCCCTTGCGAGGATGGACACTATCCTTTTGGCGTAATGCTCACTGACGGGCAGTCTTCCCTCCTGTATGAGGAAATTGATCCTCTTGTATTCCTGATACAACCATGAGGATGCTTCCTTCACGTTGTTCAGTTGCTGACGTACTATGGGCTCGTCCTTTTCTATGAGTTCCAATGCTCCGAGAACATACCCTGGAGGATCGAACAGCATTCTGGAAGCTTTTACGGACTCTGCCTCATCAGCTGCTTCCAACTGTCTGATCTTTTCATTCAGAGCATTGAATTCCGCTTTCAGCTCAGGCATCTCTGCACTGAGTTCTGCAATGTTCTCCTCTATGCCGGCCACACTTGCAATTTTCATCTGCAGTGTATCGCCGGTCCTGGCCATGGCCTCTTTCAACTCCTCAAGACGCTCTTCGAGATCAGCGTATCCGACAGCCTTGTATGCCCGGATCCTTTCCTGCATGTCACTGATGGCCGTGTTGACTTCCTCAAGGGCTGTCACTGCCTCTGCTTTTGCCACTTCAAGTTCCTTCTCCACCTTCTCCACCACCTCTCTCTGTACTCTCAGCATCTCCTCGAATGTCTCCGGGGCCGATGCTGCGATGAACATGTCAGTGAACTGCTTCCTCTGTATCCTCAGTTTCCGAAGATCATCCAGTTTCTGGATTATCTCATTCTGATTGGCAGTGGCTGCTATGGGATCCCTTTGGAACAATGCATCAAGAGACTCCATCTCCACATCCCTCTTGGACTCAAGCAGGATACCTATCAAGGGCTGGGTCATATCCTTCTCAGCGGACAGTACCTTCTCAAATTCACGCAGTCCTTCCAGATCCTCCTGCATGGCCACTGGACGTCTCTCAGGATTCACACGCTCTATGTCAGCTATCCTCTGCCGTGTCTCCATGAGCTGGCCTGCAACAGATGCATTGAGGTTCAGAGTACCCATACGGGCCACACGGATCTTGCCGTCCGTCTGCCTGTACACGATCTCATCCACCATATCAGAGTCTTCAGCGAATTGCACCTCACCCCCGGTCATCTTTGCCAGTTCAGCGATGATCTGTTTCTCACGCTTATCGTTCTCCTCCGCCTTGGATGCATAGCGCATCATGAACCTGCGTCTTCCGGCACTTGAACCGATATTGTTGACGTCATCCACGTTGGCATACTTCTCCTCGAAGGTCATCGGGAAGGAGCTGTCGATCATATCTGCAACCTTCTTGAAACGGGCCACCCGGTCACTGAAGGATCTTTTGAGCTCCTCCTTCCTAAGGTTCAGGTCCTCCAAAGGCATTGCAGGGTCATATCCGTAGACCTCCTTGAAAGAGTCAGGATCCATTTTCATGCCCTCTTCGAACATCTTCATGGCATCCTCAAGCTGTCCCGTCTCGTTGAGATAGAACATGTGGTCGAAGAAGTCATCCTCTTCAAGGTTCTTCGCATCGAACACACGTCCCTCCTTCTCAGCGAGTATTCGGGCCTCTACCCTTCCATGCAACTGTTTTGCAAGGAATGCGGCATGTGCCTGATTCAGATATTTCTCAGGATGGGTCTTCTTGTGCTCCAGGAACTTGTCTTGAAGTTTCTTTTTGAACTCCTCCAGATTGTTCTTGGCAGTCAGTTTTCTTGATGTCTCTGCTATGGATCCGGACATGAACATCCCTGAACCTCCTGCGGCTTTTGGCATTCCCATGAGACCGAGAAGGAATCCGAGTCCTATTTCCGTCTGTCCTTCCTTGGTGCCTATGGTCTCACTCACAGCCTCTCCGAATCCTCCTATGTACTCACCGAGATCAAGTTCGAACTGTTTTCCTGAACGGGCTGCATTGTAGGCATAGTGCTCTGACATACGTGCGAGTACACCCTGACCTCCTTCTTCCACAAAACCTTCGTGAACACCTCTCACTGCCCACTTACCTGTACCTACCACACGTGCGGCACCGACATCTCCAAGGCCGGTCTTTTTGATCCCTTTGATTGCAAGATCCTCTACTTTTCCTGCAGCTTTCCCTGCGGATCTGAACATTCGTTTCATTCCCGGACCGTACATGCCACCTAACATGATGGCGTTACCGGATCCCACAAGGAACATGTTGCCGGCGAATTGCATATTGGAGAGTCCCACAGCCATGTCCACCATGTTCTTCCTGTCCTCTGCAGGTATCATTTTCAGCTTCTCCTCACGGGTAGGAGGAGTGCCTGTGCTCTGTTCATATGCTTCGAACATGGACCTGTACTCAGGGTTCTCCAAGGCCAGATCCAGAGTGGAATCGTACCCCATACGGGCCTCAAGTCCTGATTCATACACGGCACCCGTGGCAAGATGAGCAGAGGTCGACAGTATATCAGACCACATTCTCTTGGTGGCCAGGTCTGCACCTTCCTTTACTATGCCCTGTCCTGTCATGTTCCTCAGGTACTTCATACTCCTCATGGAATTGAACATCCTGTTGCTCATAGCGGCCTTTGCACCAAGTGACATGCCTTTCAATGCCACATTGGTCAGTCCTCCGGTAAGGGCGGCCCCTGTGAGGAAAGAGAGACCGTTCACAAACTGGTCTCCCCAGAAGTTGTAGGTACCCACCTGTCCGAGAGCTGACTTCTCTTTCTCAGCCTGCATGTAGTAATGAGGGAAGGACTCCTGCATGTCCTCTGTCAGGGAGTCTATGAACCGTGCAGCACTGTTATTCCATAAAGGCTCCAGACTCCATGTCATCAATGCCTTGGGAGCACCGAGCAAAGTCGCACCGGCACCTGCAGTATTCAATGCGGTACCTCCTACAAGCTTGACCATTGAGTTCCCCACCTTGTCATAGAGAGGCTGGGACTGGGCTCTGAACTCATTCAGATTATTCAGCTGATGCGCATAGTTGACACCTGCATCATATTGAGAGGCCCCATAGTCGTCCGGAAGATCTACTACACGTGCAGCACTACTTGAAGAACTTGCAAGACTGATATCAGTAAGAGCTCCAAAGAAGTCTCCCTTCACAGCTTTAAGATCTTCCTCTGTGAAAAGACTGCTGACTTCCTTTTTCTTTTTTACAGGAGGATCGGTGACTGATCCTGAAATCGGGTCTGAAAGTTGTGACAGGTCTTCTTTTGAGAACAGATTCGACATGGGGAAAATCTTTTACCAGCAAAGGTAATTGTAAAGTCCCTGAAGAACATGCTCATCAGAACGGTGCTTTCTGTCGAGGCTCCGATATGTCCTTGTAAACGCTTGCTACTTTTCCATTGTACCTGCGCACATTCTGTATGTACAATTGTGTCAGATAGCTTTCGGCATCTTCAAGATACATTTCTTGCGGTGTTCCATTTACGTTCATGGCCACTTTGGTACGTAAACGGGTATTGGAACCTTCGGTCTCTATCACATTCCCTGCAAGCACAGTTTCCCCTCCTATTGATACTTTTATCGGAGCGTCTGTCTTTTTCATAGATGCTTGGAGATTGTATATTGATGCCAGTCCTTCAAAGTGCAGTGCCTGATCCTTGTAGACTTCAGTGATAACTGAGTACACGGATCCATCATGCACTATCTTGTGTCTCCATCTACCGGCATTCACTCCATTTGTTATCTGCTCTGTGGATCCTGGAGCATCTTTACTGGTAGGATCGACTGATTTCTTGAAAGTGTCCACCACTCCACTTCCCCATCCGAAAAAGCCTGTATCCCCAGCATCCGGACCGGATGATCTTGTAGACTGACTGTAGATGGCATCTTCAAGACTTGCAGCAGGTTCTCCATTCTCTTGGAACAGAACTCCTTGACCTACAGAATTAAAGCTGTGGTACAACAATGCTTTTGCTGAGGTCTGATCTTCCAATAGCACTGCATATGGCTGTACAGATTGCTGGAACATTCCCCCCATTCGTATCAAGTGATCCTTCTCAGACTCTCCGGCTCTACGTGGGACATCCTCCTGTAATTTTTTATTGGCTCTCAGGAATGCCACAAAACTCCTATCATTCGGTTGCAGGTCTCTTACGGCTGACGTAATATTACCTGCATTGTATGCCTCCAACAGTTTTTGAGTCGTCACAGATTCCTTACCGACCTCAAACATTGCCATGCCTCTACTCTTAGCACTGCCTATGGGAAGAGGTGTGAAAGCATTCTCAATACTCTTTGCGCTTCCGAGTTCCTTGAAAGGATTCTGACTGAGCTGATCGGGTACGAGTGTGGGCATGTACGGAGACTCTGTTTCCTTGTTGGTAGCAGCTCTTACTCCAGACGCATCAGTGATCTTGAACACATTGCTGACCAGACCTATCTGCTTGGATCCCACATTGAATAGCATATCCTTTAGCATTCCCTTGGATTCATTCTCAGTGTAGGTGGTGCCTGTCGTAGGATTCACGAACAACTGATCGTTGGCAGCAATGAACTGCTGTCCTTCAGGTGAGTTGTACAGATTGGAGGCAAGGGCGTCTGTCAGATCCTGGATCTTCTTCTTCGACACTCCCACACTGGTATACCCGTACAAGGGCATGTCATAATTCAGAAGGGCCTGTTCCTCTGGTGACCATCCAGCGGCCATGGCAGCCCGTCTGATGGTCGCTCCTCCGTCCTTTGCCACGTCTGCGATCAGATTATTGATCCTTCCCTCAAGATCCTGTCTGAGGGCCACCTTTGGTCTGTAGATCCCTTGGGTGTCCGAGTCCCATACGTCAGCGGCACTCTCCATCACAGGGGCATTGGTCACAGGGTCGATCACTGCCTTACCCTTGGCATCCTTCTTCACCTGCATGTTGAAGTCATACACATTGGGAGCACCATGCTTTGCGATCAGCTCAGCTTTCAGTGCTTCTCCCGCCTCCCAGTTCTTGTAGGAGTCTATCGCATTCAGAACACTGTGGTCTGTAAGGAATCTCGATGTCGCATCAGTGATGGTCTTCCCCATGTTTTCGAAGTCCACCCTGTTGTTGATGATACTGTCAATGTTCATCTGGGCACGGTTGATCGCCTGAGCATCGTTCCCTATGGTACGTACAGACCCTATGGCACGGTCAAGGAGGGACTTTGCGGCCACACCCTCATCGTACCTTCCCCGAAGTGTCTCGGCGATCTTAGGGAGGTGCGTATTGAGTACCACGGGCTCATAGTCCCTAAAGAAACCCTTGGGTTGGAATAGACTCTCGTAGGCCATGGATTACTATTTTTTGTTCAATGATGCGAGGAACTTGTCAAGATCAGCCTGTAGTCCTGTACGCTTGAATCTTTCAAGAGCACCGGTGTCACCTGATATGGCCTCAGCATATCTACGGTTCATCGCAGTGTCAGCAACAGCCTGTGTACCTTGAAGTATCTGATTCACAATGGCCTGTGTACGTTCACGTTCGAACGTCTTGGAAGCGGCATCCTGTGCAAAGGCCATTTCCCTGTACCGTGCAGCGTTCTCCTCATTGAACATGTCCGCTTGCAACCTCGAGTCGATGTTACCGGCCTTTTCAGTCGCATCCACCTGAATGTTCAGACGGTCAGCATCTGCACGTGCCTGTTCATCTGCACGGACTTTTGCAGAGTACGCCTCCTGAATTGTGGACGATGCTCCAGGCCCTTGACCTCCTCTGAGAATTGCATCGAGCATTGCACGGAAATCCTGCTGAGAACGTGCTATTTCCGCATCAGGTGATATGCGATCAAGGAACATCTTCTCCGCCTTCACGCGAGCCGCCTGAGGTACAGGAACCTTATCGAAATCCTGTGTCGCAGTGGCTATGATACCTGCAAGGGAACCCAGTCCTGAGATCATCTCAGGTGCGTATTTGAGATAATCAGGTCTTGTACTTGGAGGAGTGGCCGGGGGTCTTGTTTCCGGATTGTCGTATCCGGCCCTGTTCACTTTGGCCTCTTCCAGTCTTCCCATATTGTAGTCCTTGTCCAGGTGATGGAAATATCCTTCCAATCCTGAAGGAGTAGCAGGTGGGGCCGGAGGTGGTGATGCTGGTGCTTTCGGCTTTTTGGGAGCTGGAGGTGCAGGAGGTTGAGCGGCCCTGTTCTTGTTCATCAACTTCACATAGGCATCCATCTGTCCAGGGGTCATGTTCGGATTCTGAATGAAAGGTGAGAGACTCGGAGTACCGTTCTGATACTTCATCAGTCCACCTTTCTTCGCAGTCTGGTCCATGCCCTGTCCACCGGCTCTTCCTGCAAGTGCTTCCTGATACTGCATCAACTGGTTGATCTCAGAGTCTGATGCACCGTTCTTGGAGAGCTTCTCGTACAACTGGGCCATGGACATCCCTGACTGTGGATCCTTGAGGTGATCAGACCACACATAGTCTCCCTTTTCAAGTTTCATAGGTACTCCTCCCTGTTCATGAGTGGGGCCATTGACTTTGACATCTCTTTTACCACCATTCTTCATGATGATCTCATCCCCTTCAAGCTCTGCATTGGCGTTCTTTATCTGAACACCGTCAGAATAATGCATTCCTCCTGCTTTGTATTCCATCATGCCTCCGTCTCTTTTTGCAAAGTTTCGTGCAAAGTTGGCTTTTCTTCTCATCTCAGGAGAATACTCACCCTCAGGTGCGTTTAGGATTTTTGATGCAGCTTCCTGAACTCCCATGTCCATTCTGGTCGCTTGGGCCTTAAATGTTCCTTTTTTTGCAGGATCTATGTAGATACCACCGTTTTCCCATGTGGCACGTGCATATGCCCTGAAATGGGGATTCCCTTCCAGATTGCTTTTGTGCCTTGCATAGAAGGCCTCCTTACCGTGCTTTGATTCAGATCTTTCTCCCATGTTGGGATTACCGAAGTACTTTACAGAACCATCAGGGCCTGTCACTTTATGGGTCTTCCCTTTACGGTCATCGGATCTTGTGACCGTGTATCCTCCTTTACCGTACTCCATCATTCCTCCCATTCCCATCTTGGCAGTCTCTGCTGAGTCTCTGAAAGCCTGAGCTGTAGGAGCTCCTGAATCTCCGGGACTTCTCATGGTCTCCCCTGAACCTGCTTTGATCCTTTCACGTTTGGCGTGTATGTTGGCATAGAGTCCTCCTTTTCCGTAGTCCATCATGTCCATTGCACCTCCGTATTTGGCTGTAGGTATCTGTCTTTCCTGCATGGCGTTCATTGCTAATTCCTGATTGTTGAGGTGTGATCCTCCAGTGGTGCCTCCCTGGGTTCTGCGATTTTGACGGGCAAGGCGTGCCTGTTGACTTTCATAGTCTTGTTGATCCGACATTCCTTCTATCATATCCGGTATTATTCCAAGACCTGTCCAGGAAAGAACTGCTCTTCCATAGTCCTTGTTCTCAGCATGATCGAATGCTGACTGGTGAGGGGTGAACATTTTCATTGCATTCCCGACACCTGCTGCAGTTTCATCAGGATAGGCATCGATCATCTTACCATCAACCTCTACACGTTGTTTTCCTGCAGCAGATTGTACACCTTTTACCACTCCTGTTGCAGCTCCTATGATCTGGCCTACCACTGGAATCGCAGACACTATGGACTCAGTAGTACCTTCAGTGATAGCACGTTGTCCTGCACGCTCTGTGGCTTCAGTATCCATATTTTCACCGTATCCCATCACAGATCCTCCGTATTGGTATGTGCCGTACATATTCCCTGATCTTGGAAACATGTTAGCGGCACGGTACTTTGCAATGGCCACATTCTGTTCACGCCCCATACGGTTGGCCTTGTTGATGGCATCTATCCGAGCCTGAGCCTGCATACCGGCACCTATTCCAGCAGTGATGGCCCCGACTGCAGCAGTACCGAATCCCAATGCCTGATCAGCATTGAATCCTATACCTTCTGTACCAGTACCAGTACTCCCATTAGGCATCACAGACGCATTGGAGTATCTTCCAGGATTCGAAATTCCAGGGTCAGTACTCGGTCTCCATCCTGTACTGGACGGATTACTGAAGGATGGGGTACTATTCAGTCCTGATCCTCCCAACTTATACTTCTTCATCTCTTCTCT